AAAGGCGACCACAATGGTTCGTTTTTTTCTATCCCAGCGTTAGGCGGAACAGCATGAATCTAAAGCACCCAGCACTTGTAGCAGTCGGAGCGTTTCTTGCAGTATGGGGAACTACATCTAACTTCGATCTCAACTATCGTTCAATCTTGGGCGCAGTTGTAGCAGGCGTATTTGGGTACGCAACGCCTAAGAAATGAGCGCACAGGACTTTGCGGCGATTGCCGTCGCTATCATCACAGTACTTGGCGGCGTTGCAGCTTATGTCCAGTTCATGATTAAGCATTACCTCAGCGAACTTAAGCCAAATGGCGGCTCATCATTGAAGGATCAGGTTAATCGATTAGAAGCGCGTGTCGATACAATCATCGACCTCTTAGGTAAGTAACACTTATCCTATGGCTAAGAAGAAGGTCATAGACCTAGACACCTACAGCGCGCTAGATGCCTACTGCATCGGTATGCACGTCTATTACACCAGCCTTCGCCGCGCCGGCTTCTCTACAGATATGGCTTTTTGGCTATTGCTAGATCGTGAATCTTATCCAGACTGGATACTCCCATCAATCCCTAATCGAATCGATAACATACCTTACGACGACGACGAGGACTAAATGAAGAAGATTGTAATCTTAAGCGATTTACAAGTTCCCTTCGAAGATGTACATGTTGTTCAGAACGTAGCAAGATTTCTCAAGACCTTTAAGCCAGACCAAACAGTAACAATTGGAGACGAGATTGATTTTCAAACTATCTCGAAATGGTCAGAGGGAACACCTCAAGCCTATGAGCAGAGCCTCGGCGATGACCGAGATCGATGTGTGCAGCTTCTTTGGGAATTAGGCGTCACAGATTGCATACGATCTAATCACACAGACCGGCTTTACAACGTCATCATGAAGAAAATCCCTAGTTTTCTATCCTTGCCTGAGCTGCGCTTCGAGAAGTTTATGAAGTTCGATGAGCTGGGCATAACCTTTCACAAGAATCCAATGCCTATTGCGCCTAACTGGGTCGCAGTACATGGAGACCATACACCCATCAAGCCACAGGGCGGTCTCTCAGCCCTTGAGGCAGCCCGTAGGCATGGCAAGAACGTAATCTCAGGTCATACTCATAGGGCAGGGCGTAGCGCCTTCACAGAAGCCTCTGGCGGGCGTTTAGGGCGTGTTTTACATGGAGTCGAGGTAGGTAATCTCATGGACTTCAAACAAGCGTCATACACGAAGGGAACGGCTAACTGGCAGCAAGCCTTTGCAATCATGTACGTCAAGGGAAGCAACGTTCAGGTGGACATTATTCACATTGAAAAGAATGGCACGTTCATAGTGCAGGGGAAGGTCTATGGAAGGGTTCGCTAGACCGGACTTGGGAGACGAGTCTGTGGATGAAATCGTTATCGTTTCGTTATCTAAAAAAGGCGGCTGCCTAATACGGCTCATGTAGTCTTGCCCTAACAACAACAGAAAGGGCTCCACATGACAGTTTTACAGCTGATACTTCTAGCATCACATGGCTTGGTTGCAGTTATCTTCTACACGCATGGCAAGCAAGAAGGCAAAATCGAAGGACGCATCGAAGAATTTCAGAGAGTTAACGGATGAACGCCGGTGACTACCTTAGCGAAGCAAGAGCAGTCATCCAAGATCGTGGAATGGATTACGGACACCCGACAGACAATATGTCCAGAACCGCACGACTTTGGTCTGCATACCTCGAAATGCCGATTAGTGACTTTCAAGTTGCAATGTGTCTTGCAATGGTCAAAATCGCACGAAGCATGGAAAGTGCAAAAGTCGATAATTACATCGACGGCGCAGCGTACTTTGCTATATCAGGACAACTGAGAACAGAGGAGAATGAACTCTATGTTTAACCTAGATGATTACGAGACAGTTGAAGAACGATTAACAAAGTTTTGGAAGGATTACCCAGATGGAAGAATTGATACAAAGCTGGTCGAGGCAAGCACTACACGTTTTATCGTACAGGCTTACATATACCGAACTGAGGCTGATCAACACGCTTGGGCTGCTGGGCTCGCAGAAGAGACGATTTCGGGTCGTGGAGTTAATGCTACTTCTGCTCTTGAAAACTGTGAAACGTCTGCGATTGGTCGTGCTTTGGCTTCGGCTGGATATGCGACAAAGGGCAAGAGACCGAGCCGAGAAGAAATGGCTAAAGTCGTCGAGATGAACGAAGTAAAGGCTAACATTGCTAAGGTAAAGGCTAAGATGGCTGAAACTTCAACTCAATATGTTCCAGTAGCAAAGGCAGATGATCCGTGGACTATCGCACCAGCACAGCCAGCACAGACTTTAGAGAGTGCAGTCGAGATGGTGAAATCAGGACTTGGTGGCACGCCGGTCGAGGAGACATGTCAGCATGGAACTCGTCAATGGAGAACTGGCACGTCTAAGAGTGGCGGCAAGCCTTATGGTGCGTGGTATTGCGCCGGAGCTAAAGACGGCGTTCTATTGAATAACGCAGACAAATGCGACCCTGTTTGGTACGAGATTGACAAAGAAACAGGAAAGTGGAAGCCACAGGTGAAACGATAATGGGTCACATACAGTTCTTAAACCAAGACGGCGAATGGGAATCATTCCCAACCGAAGAGCAAGAGGCTAACTTAAGAGCAAATGCTGAACTACTTGAAGAACTAGGTTACAAGCTGCTTTGCCAGTTGTGTAATAAGTTCCCAACACGTAGTCAAATAAAGGATCGTTATCTCAAGCATGAATGGACATGCGAAGATTGTGGAACTATTAACTCTGCTGGACGTGCATGACACGACACAGAAAAGACCGAGGACTGCGGACTGAGCGAGTGGTTGCAGCCTATCTCTCGCAATGGTGGAGAAGCGCAGTCGTGGGTCGGGGTGCAGGGAAGGACGTGTTGAATGTCCCGTTCGACATTGAAGTAAAAGCACGTTCTTCCTTCCAGCCTCTTGCTTTCTTGAAACAATCAGAGGCAAGGGCTAAGGGGAAAGAAAAAAGCATTGTCGTTTGCAGAATGAACGGACAAGGAGAACAGGTCGAAAATTACTTGGCTTTTATGAGGTTCTCTGAGCTTGTCGATTTATTACTCATGGCAGGTTACGGAAATATACAGACTGATACTGATAAACTTGAGCCTGAACGATGCCAGCAATGTGGATCGTGGAAGTTTGTAAACTGTCCATGTCGCACCTGTGCACTATATAAAGGATAGATATGAATCAGTATCACGACTTGCCACAGCCTAATGAGCATTACACACCTAAATGGGTGTTTGATGCTCTGGGCTTAGAGTTTGATTTGGATGTGGCTGCACCGATTGGCAACATAGGCAGTCACGTCCCAGCTAAACATTACCTAACCAAAGAAGATGATGGCATTACAACTCCGTGGGAAGGTCGAGTATGGTGCAACCCACCATTCGCCAAAGCAACCTTATGGGCTAATAAGTTCCTTGACCATAACAATGGTGTTGGTATCTTTCCTAATTCCAATGCTTACTGGGTAGATCGTTTATGGGACTCGGATGCTGCGATTGTCAAGCTTCCATACAAGACATTTTATGAACGCCCAGATGGCACAGCTAAGCGCATTATGTACACGACTTATCTGGTAGCCGTAGGGGATGAAAATGTAGAGGCGTTAAAAAATGCTGGATTGTGTAAAGTCCGATAATGCCAATCTATGAGTTTGAGTGTAATAACGAGTCATGCGAGGCTAATGCCCGCTACGACAAAGAACTATCTATAAGCGAGCCACATGATCTTGATTGTCCTTTCTGTGGTGAGACGATGAGAAAGGTGTACTCAAGTGTTCCAGCAGTCCATTTCAAAGGTTCAGGATTCTATTCAACGGATAAGTAGTTATGCACAACCTGTGGATAAGTGGGTACGAAACTCTTATTCACGCTCACGACACGCCCATGTTATCCACATGCTTGACTCGTCCGGTACACTTCAGGCTAGAGCCTCTCAAAGGCTCAGAGCGCGCCGTTTAGCGGTAGCGCGCTCGGTAGCTATCGTTATTGGGATAGGTCTATCTATGCAGAGTACTGCTATAGGTCAAGGCTCAATAAGACCTTATTACGATCTACATTCATTAGCTGATTATCAATTAACTAATAAGCAATTAGCTTGTCACAATGAGATTACCTTTAGAGAGTCAAGTAATCGAATAGATGCAGTTAATGGATCACATTATGGTTACTACCAGATACGTAATGAGATGCTTATAGATAAGCCTTATGACTATCAGTTCTACTTCTATTGGAAGTATGTAATCCATAGATATGGAATGACAGAGTATGATGAGCCTGACTATTGCAGGGCATTACATCATCTAAGAGTTAAGGGTTGGCAATGAGTACCAAACGCAATGACCCGAGGCTAAGCCGTAAGTACAAAGAGGTCAGACTTCGTAAGCTGGCTGAAGATGGATGGACTTGCTTCTATTGTGGATACGAAGGCAAGGACATGACCATCGATCACATCATCCCAGTTAGCAAAGCACCGGAGTTAGCGATAGAGATTTCCAACATGGTCAGTTGTTGCAAGCCATGCAACTCACGCAAGGGCTCACGCTCGCAAGGCGTTTTTTTAGAGGGCATGCGTAC